AGATCACTGAATGAGTGCTCTCGAAGCATTGCTTGTAGACGATGGTGGATTAATTCTGATTTAGATACTTGCATCATAAAGGTAGTCTAGCACGAGTTGTCTTTTTCATAAAGTTAAGACGAGTTGCGTCCCACTTCAATCTCTCTTTGAGAGATTTTGAAATAAGTTTCGTTACTGATTCTATCTCAAGATTGTTAATTTCGCAATAGTAGCATATCGCATCTATATAATTAAATTCTTCTTCTACAACAATTTTTTCAATCTCCATAGCAAATTTTTGAGGAGTCAGAAACTTACTCTCAATTGCTTTCTCTAATTCATTGATTGGTTCCATAGAGCTCCAGTTTATCTGCAACAAATTTCCTAATGTACTCTCCGAGCAGTTTGATGTACTTTGCTTTGTTGTATTCTTCGTAGACGACACATTCTCCATTTTCACAAGCCATGATAATTACAAGTTTTTTTACTGATATGTTCTTTAATTCATACAGCATACATCCATATCCCATTGCTTGGACAAAATAGTGTTCGATCCAATCTCTTGGTTTGGGTTTCTTAGATGTTTTAAAGTCTATTATTGCCAACTCACCATCATAATCTGCGATGCAGTCAACAGTTCCAGCAATACCTAGTTGTTTACTATATAGGGCACCTTCCAGAGCGTAAATATTATCAATTTTATTTAATTCTGGTTTTGATATCTTAAACAAGAAATCTGATAGTGGTTGCACTTCGGGTAGTTTCTCATCATTTTTCAGATAATGCTCAGTAAGTGTATGCATATCTGTTCCACGAGATGTAGCTGCTTTGGTAATTTTGTCTGCTGTCTCAGTTCCAACTCTCTTTCTCCAATCAATAAAAATTTGTTTATTATAATGACTGGTGATAGATGTAATCGAAACTAACTTTAATTAGTTCTTCCTCATCAGGTATTTTATAATATCTTACACCATCTATTGTTTCTCTTTCTAGATGTGGTAGATCTATATCAACGTGTTTAAAAGTCATGCCAGACAACCGCCCTGCGTTCATAGTATTCTTGATTTGGTTGTTCAATGTAGTAGTACAATGCTAAAGAATATCTTTCAATATTCGGTGGTGTTTTCAAAGGTATCGGATGTCCATGAACTGATTTATCCGACAATGTAAAAATGACTGCCCGATTAAAAATAGGTTCGATCTTTTTAGCACATTTCTTGTTGTCCATATCCCATAGTTCTAGACAACCTTCCCACTCACGCATCCAGTTTGGATTCAAATATAATAATAAATTTAAGACACGAAAATGATTTGTCTGAGGATGAATATTGAAATCAACATGTAGTGATAATTTACCACCTGCCGATATTCGATGTGCACCTCCTCCTGCAAAATTAGGATCACCCTTTAGACCTTTAATTCCTGTAAGATCCTCAAGATATGAGAGAAAAATATTAGAATTAAAATATTGTATTGTGTGATAAACAGTAGGAGTTTTATATTGCAATTGTATTGAACTTTCGTGAGACCAAGGTGTATAAAATTTGTTAACCTGATGATCTCTCATGTATGCATTATTGGAACTTTCAGTTGCCCAATGATCAGTTGTTTTAAGTTCATTAAAACACTGAGTTGCAGTATTTGAGTTAATAAAATTGTCTAAGACAATGTGTGGGAATGGTCTTGAGTTAAGGTAATGATAATTTAACTTTGCACCTATTTCATAATCACTAAAAATTTGCATCACATACCTGATTGTAGTTTTGCAACGATATATTCTTTGACCAATCCAGACCTAACAATATCATTAACATCAAACTCTATTATATCAAAAGAAACCATTTTTCGCAAGATGTTCATGAAGTCCACAATTCCATTTCTATCGTTAGTTTTAGTGAGATCTGATTGAGTAGCATCTCCACAAAAACAAATCTTACTATTTTCACCAACACGAGTTATGATGCTATCTAACTCATGAAAATTAAGGTTTTGAAATTCATCAACTATGATAATAGCATTATCTAAAGTCGTGCCTCTTATAAAAGATGTACTCCAAAATTTGATTGTTTCTTGTGATCTTAAATTACCATATAACATTTCAAAATCTGCATCAGAAGGCATTTGGAACATGTATTTCACCATATGTTTGTATGGTATCTGATATATGTCTGCTTTGTCTTCATGATCACCTGGTAAGAATCCAATCTCACGAGTGCTTACCAATGATCTTACAATATATACTCTTTCATAAGGTGTTGTTTCATCTAATACATCTTTCAATGCATTATAAAGTGTAATAAAAGTTTTACCTGTTCCTGCAACACCATACGCAACGATATTTTTCTGTTGATTATAGGAATCAAACAAAATTTTCTGATTATCAGTCAGAGGTGTAATATCTACAAGATATTCATTATTAATAGGTTTCTTTTTTCTCATTTGCTTTGCTGTGTAACCTATACCGATTGGTTCGGATTTTCTTTTTCGAGGCATTATATTTTCTTGACCCTCGATCCTGCAACTTTTCCTGCTCTACGGAGGACATCATTCCAACCTGGTTTACTTTTTCTTAATTTATCTTTCCACTCACCAACTTCTCCCACACCAGGCATTGTAGAGGGATCTGAATAATCTCTACTCCAGTTAGGATTATCAGCACACCACTGATCCCAGTCATTCACACTCATCACAACTTCTTTCTGTTCACCAGTTTCTTTATTAATAACAGGATATGTAGCCATAGTATTTTAATCGGTAAATTTATTTAGAACCTTACTCCAAGGGTTAATAAGCAAAGATACTCTTTTTCCTGTAAATGGTTCAACATAATGAAATGTCTTAGGTGGAAAAATGACCAATCTATTCTCCTTTGGTGTTATTATATCACATTCTAGGTGTAATTGTCCACCCTGCAAATCTTCCACAACTGGATAGTATACCATTGAGCATAAAGGAAAGTGTAAAACACCCTTTTCTTTCAAAAAATCTTCATCTTTATCATAATGCCATTCAGATGGTCTTGAATTATTCTGTGTCCAAAACTCATATCCTACACAAGAGGACATATCGTAAAAATTTGATGCTATATCAATAAATTTACAGCAAAAATCTTGGAATTTGTGATTTTTTTCAAATGTGCACCATTCTTCATTTATATTCTCATCTTTTAGAATATCTTGAATTTCGACTTTTACGGAGTCTATATTATTGATAACATTATCAAGTATTATTACCACTCAAGTGCCTCTGAGACCGTGGGAAACTGCACTTTAAATATATCCTTACAGGCATTTGCAATATCCATGTGTTCTTTTTGTGTTCCATGACCAGAACGTAAATCAATATAATGAACCCACGATCTTACACTACCAGACATATAAATTCTAGTTGGTGTTGCAAGTGGTAGCACAAATCTAGCACATTCTTTAGCAATACCCTCCCTTAATAGTTCATTATATAAATCCATACCTTCGTTAAAATATTGTCTGATTCTCTCTTGTAAGAATTTGGTCTGTTTTTCTGGAATATCATCAATGCTGTTCTGACGATTCTTTGTATCCTGTCTTCTTAAATCTGGTAATGGTATGTTTGCATCTAGTAAATTTGTATCAGCGTATCTTTGACTAAATTCTTGAAATGTAAAGGAACGATGCCTCAATATCTGTGCAGCAAGTCCTCTTGTAGTGTTAATTTCAAGAGTCATAAACGCTTGCTCAAAAATTGACCAATGCTGATGTTTGATACAGTATCTTAATAGACCTGCATAATTTTCATTGTCCTGATTATTAGGATTACTTACACGAGCACAATATGCCATGTGCTTTTCAGCATCGGGTGATACACTTACAAGAGATACGTTCATTTAAATCCTTTAGATGTTTTTTCTTCAATTATTGCTAGTTCATTCTTAGCGGTTTTCAATTGCTCTTTGATCATTTTAAGTTTATCTTCATCATAAAGTTCTCTTTTTTTCAAAAGTCTCTCAAGTAACTTAATTAATCTTTTTGCTCTGCTAGTCTCGTTCATTCATCATCCTCAAAAATCTCATCATAACCTAAATCGTGAGGTTTTGACCTTTTTACCTCTTCATAAGTATCCATCGTCAAATATGCATCAGTATCAGATAATACTTCTGCCTTTATATTGTCTACAACCAATTCAAGTTGGCGAACAAGTAATTTAAGTTTTTCTCTATCCATTACTTTTTGAAATATTTTTGAATTATGTCTATTTGATCCTGATATTTCGCTATCATGTCTAATTCACCCTCTATCGCCTCTACAATATTAGAGTGTTCTCCAATACCAACAGGATTATCCATATAC